CCAAGGGGCATGTTGACAAACACTTAGCAAATGTCGAAGTTCTTTTGAACCATCCAGCTGGCATTGGTGAACATGGCGATATCATTGAGGAGATTGAAAAAGAACTTGATGAAGTTGCCAAATATGACGATCTGCTTGAAATGGTTGAAAAGTATTTAAAATAACTGTTGACATACTTTTATTAGTATGGTACACTTATGCCTGTACTGCAACGAATGTGGTACAGGTAATATTAACTCTAATGCAGGGGCGAATGCATGATTTATTATGATAAAGTATACACAGTAACAGAAGACCTAATTCTATTGCGTGAAGGATTACGTAATCCTAAGAACATTAAAAACTTCAGCGTATATGTAAGTCAACTAGCTGGAATCTTTTGTGGTTTAGCTCACCAGAATGATATCTCTACTCAGACAGTTGTTGAGTTTATCAAAAGAGTTCAAGATCATAAAATTACAAACATTGTTAATGATGGATCCGTCAATCAAGTTCAAGATCTTATCAGTGATACTATCACAAAGCATCCTCTATACTATATCACAGAACGTGATCTGATGAAGTACAAGCCTTCCTCAACACAAGTGGGTCCTGGAGAGTTGTTTATGTGCTTCTATGATGCTGATTCAGTGTTTAGTGTTGATAACACAGCTGGCTTTGATATCATTACAGATAACATACCAACAGAACTAAAGTCAGAAGGTACTAATCAAACTACACCAGAGCTGTTTGATAAGTACGCTGCTGATCCAAGATGTGAACGACTAATGGTAGTCAAGCCTGTTGGAGATAGTGCTAAGCCTCGCATTCGTTCACGGTATGCATCAATAGATGTTGTCAATTGGAGAGAAGCATATTATCATCGTAACGGTAAAAGATTAACATATAAGGAAGCAGTATAATGCAATTTGGAGTATACGAAGTGTATAATAAAGACATGGACGTTGTCTATGTTGGATCTACTAAACTAAAACTAGAGTGGTTGGAAGACAACCATCGCAATTGGCAGAGTAAGAACTATAGCGAGACAAAGTTTCGTAAAGCTCTTGTTGAACAAGGTGAAGATTGGACTTTCCATTGGGCTATTGCTCCACAAAAGATTTCTAGGCAACAAGTAGAAATTATGGAAGGTGCGTTGATTCAATACCTGAAGCCAATGTATAATGTATCAATGAAACCGTATGAGCGGTCAGTATATGAGGGAAGATATGAAAAAAGTATTTAATCAGATATGGGTAACATTCAAAAAAGAGGGGATACACAAGTATCCTGCGGCGCTAGATGATCCTAAACTTGCTACTGGTGATTGGGATGATGTTAGCTTTCTGGGCTATCCTCATCGGCACATTTTCCATTTTCGGGTGGGTGTTGAGGTTTTTCATGATGATCGTGACATTGAGTTTATTCAGTTTAAGCGTTGGCTTGAGCGTCTATATTCTGATGGAACACTCACACTTGATTACAGATCTTGTGAGATGGTTTCAGACGAGCTTGCAGAACTTATCGGTGAGCGATATCCTGGACGCGCAGTAGAGATCGAAGTATCCGAAGATGGAGAAAATGGTTCCGTCTCGCGATACGAACCTGTATAAATAACCCTGTATACATTTAATCTTATGGGATCTCAAACGATGCAATCATTTCACAATCACTCTTTGCAAGAAGATGCAGTAGCAGCTGCAAAGAAAAAACTAAAGCCTATGAAGGGTAAGGACGTTTCGTTCACTCATCAGCAATCGGGCGAAAAAGTTACTGGTAAGTATCAAGGTATGAAGTCTATGGGTGGACGTTCGTATGCTCATATTGAGACTGGTAAGGGTGCGTTTAGAGTACCTCCTCATCACGTACATCAGGCACAGTAGACTTTTTATTTGATTTGAAGTATAATATAGGCAGGATTAGACCTCTGCCTATACTTTTAACTATGGAGACATTATGACAGAATTTGCACACATAACGCCTACGGCGTACTTAGACCTATTTGCATCAGGTCGACCTTTTCATCTAACACTAGCTCATTTAATTGAGGAAGATCCAGTGTACACAAGCTGGTATGCTCAACGAGACAGGTCTCGTAGTTTGTCTCCTTATGTTAACATTATGGATAACTCAGCCTTTGAAATGTATAAGCAAGGGCGTGAGATGTATCCATCTGAGAAACTAATTGAGATGGGAACAAAGGTTGGGGCTGACTATATTGTCATGTCTGACTATCCTGGTCAACCTTCACAGGTGACTATTGAGAAGGCTATAGAGATGGCTCCGGAGTTGCGTGAAGCTGGCTTTGGAACATTCTTTGTACCTCAGTCTAGCGAAGGAGACTTAGAAGATCTCATTGATGCCTTTGAGTGGGCAGCTACATCAGAACATGTAGACTATATTGGTGTCTCTATTCTTGCTGTTCCAATTGCTTATGGAGTTGAGAAAGATAATAAACTGCAACGCTTTATGTCTCGTTGGAAGTTTATGCAAGAATTAGAATCACGTGGTATTCTTGATACGATCAAAAACAATGGTAAGATGATTCACTTCTTGGGTATGGTTGATGGTCCTAACGAATGTTCATTGGTGGAAAATTATCTGTGGGCAATCGACACATGGGATAGCTCAGCTGCTGTTTGGGCTGGTATGTGTGGTATCTCTTTTGATAATTCTCCTACTGGATTAATTGACGGTAAGAATGAAATAGAGGTTGACTTTGATCACGATTCAGGGGATATTGCGAGTATTGCTTTGGCAATGAAGAATATGAAATATATTGATGATCAGCTACCTAGTGGAGAACATTATGACTATTAATTATAAACGCAACGAAGATAAGATTATTGAAGGTATCAAGGCATATGTTGATGCTACGTATAGTCAACACTATGCTGGTAAGAACAACCGTGATGTAGTTGATGATTGGGAAGACTGTGGTATTGCTAAGGAAGCATTTATGTCTAACATCATTAAGTATGCTAAGCGCTTTGGTAAGAAGGATGGAAACAATCCTAAAGATATAATGAAGATTATTCATTACTCTATCTTCTTGCTTAATGAGTTGGATGATAGTAAGAAGGATCCCTACGCAGATGGCTGAGATGTATGTAAAGCTACACAAGTGGGCTGATCAGCTAGAGAACACTCTTACAGAGTGGGCTATGCAAACAGTAGAAGAACACTACGGTGTTGATGATACTGATCACCTAACTCAAGAGCAATGGGACGAGCTTCGATTGTGGGTTGACACTAAATACGATACATCGTATGATTGGGTCTTAATTGGATTTAACAATGTTTTAAACGCATGGGAAAACGCAAACAATGAGTATGATTAATATTGGTGGGCCAACAGCCCGAAGTTCATTAACTGAAGTACAAGATGGTGATGTGCAGCCTAATGCTGTAGATCTTCGCTTGGGTAAAGTATACTGGATCAAACCTCAAACATTTACTATTGACGAAGATCAGAAAGTCCATCGTGGGTCTGAGCTTATGGAAATAGATGATGATGGCTATTACAATCTAGGTGTAGGTCACTATGAAGTTGTTATGGACAACGAGATTACCGTTGGTGAGGGTGAGGCAGGCTTTGTCATTACTCGATCTACTCTGAACCGTAATGGAGTGTTCCTTACTAGCGGACTGTATGATACTGGTTACAATGGCGTAATGGCTGGTGTTATGCATGTTGCTGTAGGTCTGATGAAGATCAAACCTGGTACAAGAATTGGACAATATCTTTGCTTTGAGGCAGAACAAACGTCTATATACTCTGGAGACTATGGCAAAGGAAAAGCCCATGACCAGAAGTATGAATAATGTTCACTGTTGAAATGGACTATGATGAAATAGAGATCACCGTCTTAGATGACGGTGGTCGCTTTGAAGACGTTAAAGTGTTTTCGTATGATGAAGTTGTATACATCAGACAGTTTAACGAAAAAAAGAACAAGTGGGACTTGATTCAAATGACTCCTGAAATGTATGCTGAATTGATGACAGCATGGCAGTCCCCAGAAGGATCGTTTATAACAAACCTCCGTAGAAATATCTAAACTTTTTTGATTTAATTAAAATTAACTGTTGACTTCTGTTCCACAATATGCGATAAAGAATGCATAGGAAATGAAGGAGATCAAAAATGTTTAACGCAGTTACAAAACACGAATATTCAGGTAAGAACGAAGCTATCTTGGCTCAGCTAGGTTATGGTGAAGATGATGCTTTTGTTACTTTTAAACAAGCTATCAAACTTGATGGCGTTTCAGGGAAAGCTCTGAAAGGTATCAAGAAAGCTGCTACCCTGGTTCGTTACTCCCGTACAGAAAAAGAGCAAGATGAAACTGGTAAGATGGTTGCTAAACCAATTTACTTCTCAGTGTTCGATCTTGAAGATGTCCTAGCTCGTAGAGTAGAGGAGGCTGCATAATTGGTTAGAACTGTTCACTATGTTGGTATGAGCGAGCCTCGTTACGAGGCTGCTCGCAGGATCTTTGGTGGTCCTGCATACTATCAC